CAGGGTGTGTAGCTCAGTGGGAGAGCGCTTCCTTGACACGGAAGAGGTCGAAAGTTCAATCCTTTCCACACCCACCAAAAAAGGGTCCCGTAAGGCGTCCTCACTAAGGGATTTTATTCCTTGGAAAAATATCGGCATAGTTTGGAGAAATCCGGCTATGCCGATTTTTTCGTTGTATCGGGCAGGGTGACTGCACCGATGAAGTTCCAGTGGATAAGAATGGTCTGCTTTTTTGTCCGCGTGCCAGGTACCTTTTCCGGCTTGAACACATCGATACGCTCCACCAATGCACGAATGACTTCGGCATCCAGTTCCTTGACTTCGGTGTGCTTTTTCACTTGGATAAGGAAGGAATCGATGTTGAGCCGTTGTACCTTTGTCTTGGAAATCACATCCCGTAGTTCAATCACCCTTGCCTCAAGGGTTTTCTGCTCCTGTTCGTAGGTAGCAGTCATCTTGGCAAAACGCTCGTCACTGACCTTGCCCTCGATGTTGTCCTCGTAGAGCCTTTGGATAATTTCATCCAGTTTGCGGATACGCTGCGTGGCCTGCTCCAATTCCCGTGTGCTGTCACGAAGCTGACGGTTGATGTCTTTTTCGTTTTTCTTGGTCAGCATCTCCACAAATTCGGTTTCGTGGTCACGGACGAAGGCGAGCATTTTATTGATTTCCGAAAGCAAAATGTGTTCCACCTGCACATTGTGGATTTGGTGGGAGGTGCATTTTCCTTTCTGCTTACGGTAGGTAGCACACACAAAATGCTCTTGCTCGTGTGTCCATCCCCTTGCTCGCACCTGGTAAAGTTTAGCACCACAGTCGGCACAAAACAGCATCCCGGACAGGATTGGCATTTCACCCATCGGTGTCAGTCTGCGTCTGCCATCACGGATATTCTGCACAATTTCAAAGGTTTCCTGGTCAATAATGGCTTCGTGGGTGTTCTCGAAAATCATCCATTCGGAAGGGTCGTTGTTGACCTTTTTCTTTGACTTGTAGGACTTTTTCTGCGATTTGAAGTTCACGGTGTGACCCAAGTATTCCTTCTTCAGCAGAATGTCTGCCACAGTACGGGATTGCCAAGCGTAAATATCCTCCGGCACCCTTGCAGGTGTTCCGATGCCTAATTCTCTCAAATGAGCCGTAGGAACAGGGATTTTATCACTTGCCAGTTCCTTGGCTATCTGCGAGGGGCCTCGCCCGGCAACACACAGATTGAAAATCCTGCGTACTACCTCGGCTGCGGTTTCATCCACAATCCAATGGTGCTTGACGTCGGGGTCTTTCAAATAGCCATATGGTGGATTGGTGCATAACGGCTTGCCAGATTCACCCTTTGCCTTAAACACCGCTCGAATTTTCTTGGAGGTGTCCTTGGCATACCATTCGTTGATGATATTGAGAAACGGAGTAAAATCGCTGTCCTGCTGATTGGCGCTGTCCACGCCGTTGTTGATAGCAATGAATCGTACATCAGCGCCGGGCAATGCCACTTCGGTGTAGTAGCCTACTTTGAGGTAGTCTCTGCCCAGTCTGCTCATATCCTTTACAATGACCGTTCCCACCTTGCCCTCGTCCACAAGTGCCATAAGGCGCTGCCAATCCGGGCGGTCGAAGTTCGTGCCACTGTACCCATCGTCAACGAAATAGGAAGTGTTCAAAAATCCATTATCGTCAGCGTATCTCTGGAGGATAGCCTTTTGATTCAGTATGGAATTACTATCCCCTTGCAGTTCATCGTCACGGGAAAGGCGGCAATACAGAGCCGTAATTTTATCCGTTGCAATAGTGGAAGACTGTCTATTTAATTTTTTCATTTTCTGCTCCTTTCCGACAGTCTTCAAACGGTACTACATATTCCCGTACTATTGCGAAGAAGTCAAGGGTATTTGGCTATCTTATTTTTGAACTTTATGATAACGGCTTGGCCTGCCAAAACAGCGTTTATGCAGCCGTAGGCGGGGGTGTCGTCTGCGGTGTTTCATCGTTGAGTATCATCCTTTTGACCTTATCGTAAAGGCGCTCCCTGGCTCGGTCACTTTCCACGGATACCACGGTGAACAGCGTATCACCTACCTGCATTTCAGTGACCCTGGAAGGCTTGTTTTTTGTAATGGTATTCACATCCATAACTGTCTCCTTTCTCCCTTGTAGGGGATATCAATCCCCAGCACTTTCCAAAGCGGAAAACGGCGTGGGGCTTCGTGCGTAAATTCGCATAAGTTTTGGAGGGAATAGCCCCTGCAGGAGTACCCACAGGGGTCTCCCGGAAATTATGCGGCGGTGTCAGTCATCTCCATGACCTTAACAGCTTCAGAGCGAATAAGTTTTCCGTCCAGGATTTCGTATGCCAGGTAGCCAACACAGTCCAACATGGCAAACTGCTCTACGAGGGTACGGACACTGATAGGACGGCGTCCGACAATCCAGTAGTAGCTGAAATCACCAAAGGCGATAGGCTTTGCCACGTCATCGGCAGAAGGCATAAATTCGGAAATGCAGACCTTCTTGCCGAAGATGGTATCGTTGCTGTGATTCCAGATGTAGTTGCCACCATCGTCCTTGAGGGTACGGAGCGCCATAGCGGTTTCATCGTTCATCAGCCACACGCCGTTTCTGCGGTATTCCGGCTTTACGGAGAAGAACAACTTGACCACATCCTCGTAGGTGATAGCCGTGGTGGTCACACCGATGTCAGCGCCACCATTTTCTGCGAGAATGCCCAAAGGCTCGTCCTTGCCCGTTCCATTGATGAATGCCTTGTCCTCGGCTCTGCCGAAGTTTTTAGCCAAACGGGATACCAGGTAGTCCTCGATTTTGAAGGTGGCATCGTGAACGAAATCCTCCTCCAACTGGAGGAACACAGCCAGCTTGTGGCTGTCAAGGGCGATGTCACCGAAATCCTCCATGCTATCTGTGATAGGGATTGCACCACCTTCCGGCACCCACACAGCCACATCCTCACCGCTAACGGTCTTGATGTTGTAACGGGCGTTGTAGGCAGTGATGTCAGTGGCAATGCTACGGAACAGGCTTTCACGCTTTACGGCAGCTATATACTTGTCCTGTCCCTTGGGAGTGAGGGTGTAACCCCCGGTGGCAGTATCGGTGCCCTTGTTCACGTGTTCCTTGTGGCCGTTTTTACCACGGATAACATTCCAGAAATGATTTTCGTAGTCGCTACCCTCGATATGAGGCAGCAGTTCAGAATAATTGTACATAGTAAATTCCTCCTATAAATTAGTTGTTTGTGGGCGGAGTCAGCTGCAGACCCATGCGGTCGCAGTAGTCCTCCAGGTCTTTGCAGTCCATCTCAAACTCGATGCCTGAGTCTTCCTTGTAGAGATAGGGTGTGGTGAAAATCTCGCAGGGAATGTTGTCCTGGGAGTACACCTTGATTTTTTTGTGCTTTTTAAGCTGCTTTTCGAAGTAGTCCTTGGTAATCATAATAAAAAACCTCCATTGTTTGATTTAGGGGCTATTACCCCTTTGAATACGCGACTTTTGTGCGTGACACCCCACGCCCGTTGCACGGGACAAAGGGTGTAGAGATTTGCTACCCCCTGGGGGTCACGCACGGGAATTAGCTGACAGTGATGGTCGGCTTCAAGCTGAAGTGGTGCTTGTTGAAGAAGTCTGCCAGTTTGCCACAGTCCTTAAAGGTGAATCTGTGGTGACCACCCTGCATGATGATGTTGTGCTGTTTGGTGATGGTCACGGGAGTGCCGTCATTCTTGTAAAGGGTGAGGGAATCATGCTTGCGGAAATGCTCCTGCAAGAATTCCTGTTTTGCGTTTGTAGCCATAATTTTGTCCTCCTTATTGGTTGGCGCAGGAACTGCACACATACAGTCCCAGCTTGGTTTCGTTGATGTCTCCGCTGATGCATTTCATCGGCTTACCACAAAGAGGGCAGCGAATGTTGAATGCATGGGCGGGACGATGGTTTTTGGCATGAAGCCTGTAGTAACGGGGCACCACTTCCTCCAACCACAAACTTCCCTGTGCCTTGACGGTGGTAAGGCTTGTGGTGGGAATCATGGCAACCTTCTCAGTGCCATCGGTGTCACAGTCGATAAGTGGGTAATACTGAATTTCGGTCATTGGTTAATCCTCCATACCATCGGAATCAGCACCGAGTCCTTGGCTGAATGCCAATGCCTCGGCTTTTGTACCGAAGAACACGGAGGAAAGACCGTACTCCACTTTCCAGATGTCACGGATTTTGTGGTGAGAGACCAATACCAGGCAGTCACTTCTGCTCTTGAAAAGGTTGGTACATTCATACTGTCCACGGGAGAATTCCTTGGGGTCTAACCCTCGGATTTT